GTATTAAGCGCGGTGATGGTGTTGCCATCGAAGTGGATGTTATCCACCGCGGCAGACCCGGTCCCGAGCTTCAACGCAGTAGCAGTTCCCGTCCCGCTGTAGACGACCTTATCGGTAGCCTCAGGCCCGCCGTCGATATGCAGGACTTGCGAGAAACTGTCCTTGATCTTTTCGTTGGTGATATTCGTGGCCATCGCTCTACCCCGTCAGTGAAGTGGGGGCTCTGCAGCCCCCACTGTTGTTAGACAAGGACGTAATCGAAGATCACGTCGATGTGAGTCGCAGTCGTGACGTTGCTGCCAGTCTTACCGACGGTGATGGCCGTACCCGCGTCGTTTGCGGTGTAGGATGCACCATCTGCAAGAACAGCCGCGCCCGTGCCACCGTCGGTCAGCACCGCGCTCTGCGTCAGGTTAGCCTGAGCAAAAGCAACGAGCTTGCGTGCGGTGGACAGCGTGCCCAGAACGTCCACAGTGGTCACTGCACCGGCAGCACCGCCAACGGCGATGGCCTTGCAGGCAACCATGCGGATGGTCCGACCGGCAACGGCCGGGACTAGCGTAGCCCCAGCGTTTACTTCAGCGATCGTGAACCGCCGACGTACGTTCATGGTGGCGCCGGCGATAACCGCCGAGCCAGTGACAGTCAGCGACTGCAGCGTGGCCTGACCGCTATTGATGGTCACGTTGTCCTGCGCGATACCTGTGTAAACACCCATGTTCAGTCTCCTATGTTGGGGAGATGGGGGCCGAAGCCCCCACCATTAGGCCGACGGAATGATGCCGAGGTTCGCGCCCATGTTGACCACAGCCAGCGAAATCTTGACGCGAGCTGCATCAAGGTTGGCGGAGTTGATGGTCATCAGGACGTTGGTATCCACCGCGCAGTAGTACGCTGTAGCGTCAGCATAACCACCTGTGGTACCCACCGCGGCGTTCAGATCGAAACCGTCGACCCAGAAGTCGACAGTGCCGCCGCCGATGCCGACGTCGATGTTACCCGCAGCACCTTCCGCGCGTTCCAGCGTGGCGACGCCGGACAGAACGAACGAGCCCTTGGGCAGCACACCGATAACCAGCGTGTCGGTGGAGGTCAGCGCGGCTGCGCTGGCGGCGGTGCGGGCGGCCGCGATGGCGCGGAAATCAATCTCGATTTCAATCACGCTTACGCGGTCGGTGCCGTTGGCCGTGAAGCCAGCCGAGTTCTTATAGAACCCGAGAGAGTCAGTGTAAGCAACCATGGTTTGGTCTCCTTATGCGAACTGGACGACGGCTTGCGCCAGCGCCTCGGGTTTCACGACCTTGTAGCCGTACACCTGCAGGCCGCGCACGATGTTGCCGAAGGTGGACTGAGCGCGGATAGTTTCCATTTCAGTCATCTGCGACGCGAAGGTGAAGCCCATCTTGTGACCGGCGATGATCGAAGTCTTGCCGGACGAGACGTTCAGGTTGTGCGACACGTAGAGCGTGAAGCGGTCAATCATGCCGAGGCGGCCGTTGCGGATCGGGCTCGCGCTGTCGCCCGAGAGCGAAGCGTCCTTGAGTTCCGACTTCTTGATGAGGCCAGCCATACGGGCCGGGATCACGAGGAAGCGGTCCGACTCCGGCACGTTGGCCTCGTCGAGCACGGTGCCCATATCAACGATCAGGTCGACAACCGGGGTGGTGGCCGATGCGCCGTCCTTGGTCACGGTCAGCGGCGAGCCGGTCGTGCCGAGGTTGAACGCTGCCGACTGCTGGCCAGCGGTGCCGCCCTTGTTGGCTGCGGCGATGTCCGGCAGCATGTCGGTCAGAACGCGCTGGTCGATCTTGACTTTCATCTGCTCGGAGGCGTCTTTCGACCACATGTCCATCAACTTGATGTCCGACTGAACCTTATCTACGTCGTCTTCGATGCAGGAGAAGTATTCCCCTTTGTCGATGAGCAGCTGCAGCTTGGGCGAATCCGGGTTCTCGACGACAAGGTTCTGGCCCTTGACGTACTCACGGATGGTGATGTTGGGCTGGGTACGGATGTTAACCGTGTCGCCCATGCGGCGAATTTCGCCTTCGTAGTCGGTGTTCGAGATCGCCGACAGCACGGTGGCGTCGTAGAAGTTCTCGATCAGTTTGCCGGACCAAATCTCGGGGATAAAGTTACCCGAGTAGTTGGGGCGGCCGGGAGCAACGGGGTAGCTCATGTGATGTCCTTTCACTTAGCCAGTTTATGTAATGCGACCTTCGCGCTGTGCGGCGAAGATGTCGCGTTCGATCCGGTCACGCTCCTGCTCACGACCCTTATACAGACCTTTACGCACGTCGTCAAAGAACTTGGCAACGTCCGCCCGGTTATAAGCCTTCGCCTCGGTAGCAGCTGAGCTGCTCGCTGAGGTTCGGCCGCGACCGGGGGAAATCTGTTTTTCGAGTTGAGAGCTGGCAACGCTCCGAGGTGATTGAGCAACAGAACCGCCATTCATTGACTGCCACGTCTTGAAGAACCCTGCGACCCGTCGTGCATCCAACTGGTTCTGCGCGTTATCGAGGTACGTCTGCCGGGCTACGCCAGACAGCGGGTCGATCTCAAGCAGCCAGTTGTGGAAGCCCTGCTCGGCGTTAATCTCACGCCAATCTGGGACTTCTGCTGACAGTTCAGACCAGAACATCTGTTCAGAATTAAGCGCCTGTCGCTGTGCGACGCTCTCCATCTTGGGGACGACGGTGGTCTGCATCTGCATAACCATCCGCTTGAGTTCCGCGACTTCCTGCTGCGCTGCAGCAACTTCCTCGCGGGCGGCACGGCGCATGACCTCGATCGAGTCGCCGTAATCCTCAACGTCCTTGTCGGTGATGAGCTTCGCCGCGGCAGCCTGTGCAGGTTGGTGTGCCTGCTGGGGCGCGGAAAGCGACGCAATCAGCTGTTCGAGCTGACTGACGCGTTGGTTCATCTGATTGTTCTCCGCCCGGAGGCGGGCCGTATCAGCGTTGTACATACCTTGGAGGGTACGGTACCGCTGCTCGGCGGTTGGGTTATCATTCGTGGTTCCGGTTTGCCCTTGCTCTGCAGGCGCCGGTTCAGCGGCAGAACCGCCCTCACCGTCGGCTTCGGTCGACTGCGCGACTGCGCCCTCCACCGGGGCTTCGCCCTCGTTGGTCGGGTTAAGGTCTTCGTACAGCTTCGCGACAGCCTCGGACTGTTTGCGGATTTGCGCGGGAATAGCCATTTGGACGCTCCTCTCGGGTGTGCGTGGTTGGATCAGCTGCCCCTACGGGACTTTGCTGCTAAGTCAGGGGACTCACTGACGAGCTTGTAAAGCTCGCCTAAGACCTGACACCGCCCCTGTGCAAGTGTCACGCTCTGTCCCACGCTGGGTAGCCGTTCAAGCTCAGACATCCGCCACTCTCCCAGCCACTCTTGGATGACCGGGTATTGACGGACGCTGTTGGCCAGCGCGAGGATTACTTCGGGGGTAGCCTGCTTCACTGCGGCCCCCCGTTAATGAGGTTGGTCCCTCCAGCCGGTGCCCCGGCGAGGTCCATATTCTGTGCTGCAGGCTGACCACCACCGGGTGCTGGCATCTGCGGCGCCGCGGCGGCAAGCCGCTCGTTCATCGCCAGCTTCTCACGCGACGGGACGATGTCGTCGACCGGCATCTGCAACCCCTTGGCAACCTCGCGCAGCAGCGCTGCACGGCCTTCGGGCCCGATGATGTTGATGTCGAACTCGTTGGCCGTGGCGTTTAGGAACTCGACCCGACGGACGTTGACCGTCTCCTTGACTGCGAGGTTGACCGCGCCCTTGGCAATGATCTGCGCATCGCCCTTGATCGACTCGTCGGGGTCATAGCGCATGTTGTAGACGAACTGACGGTGCACGATCGGCTTGATGACGTCGCTGTCGATGTGCATCACCACCTGCCGGATGCCCTTGCCCGCGGAGCCCATGAGCATGGAGAGGCCCGACGCTGTGCGTCCTGCCCCCTGCACGTTGGTGTCGCCGTAGATGTAGGCCGGGATGCCGCTGTGGTCGTCAGCCATGCGCGAGAAGCGGTCGTAGACCCCCACCAGCGTGTTGGCGTTGTCGTTGGGCTGGTTGAACCGCACGGCCGGAGCCGACGAACCCAGCGGGTCGTTCATCACCTGCCAGATTTTCCACGGCTGCAGCTGAGTGATGTCCTCGTTGGGCGGCAGACGTTCGAGGTTGACCTCGACCTGCGGTCCGGAGGCGATCGCCATGTTGTTGACCAGAGCCCGGGCTGCAGCGTTGCAGACGTTCTGGATGTCCTCGATGATCTCGGGGATGGCCTTGCCCCAGAAGGCACCGGGCTGCTTGATGAAGCTGGTCTTGGCGTAGGGCTTCTCGCCCAGCGGGTCGTAGTTGAGCACCGCCTTGATGATGTAATTGCCCACGGCCCAGATGTTGGCGTCGTACTCGCGGTCGACGTCAGGCACTTCCTCCTCGGTCATGCCCCACTCTTGCAGCATCCGGCCGCTGATCTTGCCCCAGAACTCTAGCGCGTCGTAGACCTCAGTCGGGCGCAGCTCGGTGTGGAACTTGCGCTCCTCCTCCTCGCGTGAGTCCTTCTGCCACTCCTGCACCCACGACTGGGTGTTGCCGACTTCCAGCACTTTGCGGATGGCTTGGTCATCGTAGCCCGGCACGCCGATCAGATCGGCCAGCTGGGTCCGTGTCATCTCGTGGTATTCGAACAGGTACCCGTCGTTGATGCGGGTGATGCCCGGCTCGGGGTAGATGTTGAACGGGCTGACGCGCTCGTACTCCGGAGCGATACGCTCGCCCGGCTGGAGGCTGGTGCCCTCCCACTTGAGATAGCGCTGGCGCCGGACGATCGGGCCTTTGACGAAGGCAGCAGGGAAGGTCACGAGGTCAGTGATGAACTCATTGAACGCATCCGCCCAGCCGCCTTGGGCGAACTGGTCCTCGATCTTGACCTTCATCTTGTCGACGCGGTTCTGCGCCGTCTGCAGGATTTTGAAACGGAACTCCTGCCCCACCATCTCTTTGAGCTCGGCGAGCTGAGACTTGGTCGGTGCCTGCCCTGACGCCTGCAGAATCTCCATCACGCGCTCGGCAAAAGCCAGCTGGAGTTCTTCTGACTCTTTGGGAGACAGATCGGGGATCGGCGTGGGTGCGAGGTCCCACGGAGGCGAGCCGCTATCAAGGAGGATGTCGCGCAGCCAGCTCTCGGCCGCACGGCACTTGACCTCGGTAATCATCATGTAGACTTCGGAGCCGCCCTGAGCCTTGATGGCCTGCAGCTTGTCAGCCTCGTACTCGCCGTTGCGCTGTCGCATGGCCTTGAGCATGATGTCGGTGATGGGGTCACGCGAGATGCGGGCTGCGTCCCAGCACTGCTTCAGGTAAGCGACAATGCCCAACATGATGGGACTATTCTGCCGTGCGGAAAGCTCACGCTCCGCCTGCTCCCGTTCTTCACGAACGAGTTGGTCGTTACCGACGACGCGAAGGAGTGTCAGACCAGCCATGGCACTTTATACCTCACTGTTCTTCGGTTGTATAGATGGTCAAACCCATAGCCGCGATGGCCGTCAGAGCATCCACCCCAGTGATCGCCGTCAGGGCCGCGGGGGACGCAGGGATAGCCTCTGTACTGAGTACCAAGGTAGCCTGCGCGCGTTCTGCGGCCTCCATGTCGATAACCTCGTCCACGTCCCATGAGGGGCGCTCTAGAGGCTCCTGCGCCTTCCCCAGCCACTCCTCTGAGGCTTCCCACGAGGCGCACCCATAAAGATTGCCTTGGGCATCTTGCCAGTTAAGGTTGGAGAAGGTCAGGCCATCTGCCAAGGAGTAACCCAAGCACATGGCGAACTGATTGCTGTCGAAGACCAAAGCCTCGGGTGCTGCTGCTGTGATGCGTGTCATATCGTGATCCCGGTCTTACCTGCGACCCAAGTTTCTGTGGAGGAGATTTGCCCGGTGGCGAGGTTAGGGCCAAAGCGGACGATCAGGCTGTAGAGGTGGCCGGAGAAGAACAAGGACGTGCCTGCCCGTGCGCCAATGTAGAGCGGGTAGGCCAGATAGTTGCCTGTGCCTTGGTCGCCAGTGCTTTGCGCTACTTGGGTGGCGTTGACACGCAGGGTTGCACGATCTCCGCTGATGTCACCAAGTCCAGTAAGTACGTTTGTTATGGGAGCGGGGTACAATGCGCTCGATACCGGATTTGCCTCAATGGTCCCTTTGCTGGAAAAGGCGTAATCTGCTGTAGCGGGATTCCGTGGTCCTGCAATGTATAGTGCGCCATTTGCTGAACCATTGCTTAGCTCCACAATTACCCCGATGGCCGCATCACTCAGCTTCCGCACCCCGGCAAAGACCTGAGCCTTATCGACCCCCGGCGTGATCGTGGAGGTAGCCATGCTGTCGTTCACCCCGTCGAAGAACAGGTAGCTGACAGAGGGAACACCAGCCTCGGTGACGTTGTATTGGTCGGTCACGCGCTGATAGGCCGTGGCGGTAGAGCCTGTTTCGAGTTGTGCGTTGCGGATTTCAACTGTGACTGCACCCTGAATGACACCACCCACTGCGGTATCACCCAGCACCCCGATTGTCATAAAGGACGATGCGGCAGACATGCTTTCGGTTAAAGTTACGCGAACCCAGTCAGAAGTCAGCGTATGCCAAGTAAAATTGACGACACTGCCATCGTTCAGCCAGACGCCGACCCTTTTTCCTACATCCCCAGCGGCTTTCGCCTTTAGTTCCACAGAACCAGTGTAGTTGCTTACGAGTGACGTAAACGCCTGACGGACAACTGCAACGCTTCCAGATGTGGTTGTCGCCGGAAAGGTAATTTCAGCCGCTGATCTTGTTATGCTGGGGCCAGACGTAATGGGTACCCAAGCAGCATTATCAAACTGCTCCGTCCGCACCAGCAAATTCCTACGCCCACCGAAAGGATGGATGCCGTAGATCGGGCGGTTGGCAGTGGTGGCCTGCACGGCGTGGTTGCCGGGGAGTTCCTTGACGGAGATGTTGTCGAGTGAGAATACAGAAGCGCCAACAAGCGCCCTAAAGCGGAACTTGTCTTCCGCCGATGCAGAGGCTGTCATGAAAAAGGTGTACGTTCCGCTGGCTGCTGGGATGTCAAAAAACACCCCTCCATAGATGGCCCGCGCCTGCCCGCCTGAAGTCCACGCTTGAGTTACCGTGACACGGTACGTCTTGCCAATAACGGGAAGCCCAACAACTGAAACAAGGTCAGCAGCAGTTGTCCCGTTAGAAAATACAGCAGCACCCCCGGTAACGGCCCACCCCGCGCCGAGCGTCCACCCCGTCGTCCCACCAGAGAAATCCCCATTCGTGACCAACTCCGACCCCAGCACCAGCCCCTTGGACTTATCCAGCATGAGGCCCACGGATTGCCCAGTCGTCGTCACAGGGGTCGTTCCTGCGGGGTCTTGA